CCCTCAGGCGTCATCAAGGTCGTCGGACTGGCTTTGATGACATTTCCCGCGTTGGATGAAGCGGGACGTCAAGGCCGATCGCCCAACCCCGGCCTCCCTGTAACAAGGTTGTCCTAGTTCGGCTGTGTCAATGCTCCGCCCAGCTCCGGGGTCAAGAAGAGCTCAAAGGCATGGTTTCGCCAACAGGCGAAGCTGTGCCTCAACCCCAACCCGTACCAAGGTCAGGACCCCTGCCTTCGGTAGGGAACGATAGCAAACGATGCTGACGATAGCTTTCGAAAGGAAACACGGCACGGAGGTCACAAATGGCACGAGGAAACCACCCGACAACACGCCGACAGCTACGCAAGAAGGCGTCGAAGGGTCGACGTTCGCTCAATAGGGCACTTGGCAAGTTCGGTCCCGCCTCGATGGTCCGGCATGTCGACCCTTCCGAGTATGGCAAAGACGATCAGCGTGACAGGGTGAGGGGTGGATAGGACGAATGGCTCGTAAGCGAAAACGCCAGAGTACCACCCGCGCCCAGGCTTACATGAATCCGGTGGATCGCGGGACATGCGAGACGCGGCGTCACTGGCGGAGGTCGACAATACAACGGTTGGTCGAAACCGGGCGCGTCGGAGGTTTTGAGCTCCGCGCGGCCCAAGAGCTCGAGGCCGTTTTTGTGTACATCTCAGCGGGCTTGTTCGCGAGGATAATGAACTACGCTGAGCGCGTGGACCCCGCCCGCTCAGATCAGGCCCCGGGGTGGTTTAGGGACGCCTACTACCGCAGGTATAAGCCGTTCGCCGATGATCCGAGTTCGGGTTTCCAGATCTGCGTTGCGGTTCTTGTCGACGGCCGAAGTGGCCGTATGATCGACACCGAGCGCAAATGGCCACGCGGCACGGCGGTTAACGTGTTGATCCGCGCGCTTCGCTCGTATGCGCTGGCGGCCGGGTGGCCCGACGCGGAAACGGCCGAGCAATGGCGTCTGGAGCAGGCAGCCTGAAGTGCGAATTTCGTTTGCAGGCCCATCTGCGTCACAGCGAAAGTTAAGCCTTAAGCGGACCTGGTAGTCGGCCATCAGAGACGGCGATTTCCGACCCGTTTCTGAAGTTCTGGTAGGACAAATTGCTATCGTCGTAATCACGCAGAACAGGCCGGACGATGGTACCGCACTGTGACTTGAACTCATTGCATTAAGAGCCACTCCGGTAATTTGGGAAATAGTGCCCAATCCAATTCGGCTAGACTCAAATCAGGAATGTGCGCCAACGTGATAACTATGCCCGCAGCTATCGTGTATACTGAAATGATCCCACGAGTAAGCCGAAACCACTTCAATCCCCTGAAAACAAACTCAATGCCCCAGGTCTTGTTCTTCAGACGACGGGGCGCCGGGTCAATGAAGAAGTAGTAGCCGACAAGGGCGAGTATGGCGTTTACAGCAGCAGCGATATGCCACGTGGATGCTGTGAGGTAAGCCGCCAGTACTTTTGGGGTCCCCTGAGCTTCCAAAATCCTCGAGACTACAGTCGGCAACATAATGTATCTAACCGCAAACAAAATGAGGGCACCCCACGACAGAAAGACCACCAATCGCCACAGGGCGGATTCTCTAAGTTCAGTGACCCGCTCAACGGTCCCTTCCTTTGATTCGATTGCCAAATTGACCAAGTATATGAGGGGAAGCCAAACAAATGCGGTCGACTTAAGGCTGACACGGTATGCGAAACCAGTAAGCCAGCATAGGAGGTAGAAGTTCCACGAGATTGCAAACATCATGGTATAAGATAAAAACGTAATAATAAACAAAGCGACAACGAAAAAGATTGTCGTTATGCTTTCGGTGATTGAAAAAATTTTGGTTAAAATGACAGCGATAAAGAACAATACGAATGCTCCCAAAACTGTTGTAATTATGAGCGGTTTGTTTATTTTGTATTCGCGAAGACCACTGATTTTGTATGAAAGCTTCCAAGCATTTCCTGTCCCCGGAACAATTTCGACTTCTGTGAAAAGATCGGTACAGAACACGGTACGATACCAGTTGGTCGGCAATGCACGAAAACCTGCGAGCAAGAACCGAAGTGTTGCAATGATCTTAACGATTTGGGAAGTCAGTATTAGCCCAAACAAGTTCAATGATATTTCGGGTAGCGTTCCACCTGGCGGAGGTGATGCCGGTGCAAATCTCTCAAATAACTGAATTCCATACTTCACAGAGGCATCTGATCTGAGAAGCAGCAAGGGTGCTAAGACTGTGCCTAATGCTATGTGCAATAGTGATTCGGTGTAGATCGCTATGCCGAGGGAAGTGCAAACCGCAAACAAACTCTCGAACACTGCGAGAAGCGTAGGTTGATTATTGCTTACGGAATCGCTTGTTGAACGCTTAAGCATGTACCCCCATTCAATGTTCATGCTCTAAGTAAACTATGTTCTCAGACTGCAGGGATGGCAAGGGGTACACGATTTGAGAACCTACTTGCCGAGATGCCCAAGAACGGATGCCAAAGGCCACCGAAACACTCGCGGCGACAAGGCCGCTCCAGCAAGCGTCGCAGACTTTTGCAGATGGTTCGGCGGATAGCGCTCCAGGCACGGGCAATGGATCGGGGCTTCGAATAGTGGCACATAGTGCCCGTATTGGGCGCCTTGCCTGAACGACCGCTTCTGAGCCGAATCCGGACAATCCAGCGAAGGTCGTTGGTCGACCGCTTGACAGCCTGACCGTAACCGCTATGATTCGGGTATCTTACTAATTTGCGCCCGGAGCCAGGAAACTGGCTGCCGGGTGTTCTTGTCCTGGTGGAATAGCGCCGAGGCTCGACTGGATTGCACTGCACAATTTGTCAAGGTGACGTTTAGTGTGGGTGCATTGAACCAGCACGACTCAGTGTGAAATCCCTCACACTTAATGGGTCGACTATCTGATAAGCTTTCCTTTGTTCATGCTGCGCGTGGGCGCCAACTTCTGATGTGGCGCCACATAGAAGTGTGTCATGTATGGCTCATTTTCGTCTCGGCGCCGAGGAATGACAACGGATGGCTATTGAAGAGAGCATAACCCGTCTTTGCTACGTGCTCGAGTTGGCGAAACTGGAAGTTGCTTGGCTGGAAGACGAGGCAGGCTTCGATTTCTCGACAATCGGGAATCACGTGGAACAAAGTCTTGACGAAGTGAAGTCCTTTCATTTCACCGCTCCACACGGCTATAGGCCCGGCCCGACGTTTGAGAAGTGCCCCGAGTGTCGAAGGTATCGTCTCAAGAAGTAATGGCAATGACTGTTCATTTTGCTTCTGTCCGCCCGATCGAACTTTCTGGGCAAGGTGATTGGCACGGATTCGATGTTCACTTTGAACGGGCCGCTAATCGACCACCCTTCGATTCCGATGTAGAGGATTTGCGACGAGGCTTCGAGACAGCTGTTCGTAAATTACATCTTGCCGCGCAGGCTGCAGATCAGTTCATGCCAATATTCAATAGAATAATTTCTGCTGCAGGGTCGTCACTTGCAACGGACGGTGGCGCGGTCCAAGATGGATTGGATGAACTGAACATTATAAAGCAAATGATCGTGGATCTGAACTCAAACAGACGCCGAGATTATTTTTTGTCTATGTTAAAAGCGAGTGCTATTGCTACTGTTATTGGCTTGTTGATTATGGTGATATTACTAAGCGCAGTTGAATTGTTGCCTCTCGCAAGATTGCAGTTTTTGGCAAATTTCCAAGACGCGCTCGAATGGTTGCTGCCAGCGTGTTTGGTTTTACCAGGTGCAGCTTTGGGTATCTTGTTCGTTGTTTTCGCTGCAAATCGTGTTCAGTCCTATGACGACGTTGGTCGCACTAACAGATACGGATTTTCCCCTTGGCAGCAATTCATATGGGTCGCTATAATATCATATGTGTTGCTTGCCGCGCTCTGGTTTAAGCTATTTGTACTTGGTGTCGGCAATGTTCTTTTGAACGATGTTACTGAGCACGCACATTATGGTTTTTTGATCGGTCTTGTATGCGGCATCAGTGAGGCACTTGTGGCCGAACAGTTGCTTTCCCTACTCCGGCCCGGTGTCAGAGAGCAACCTGCCATGAAGGCCAATCAGTAACCGAAAACGCGTAGTATTGTGGATAGTTTTAAAGCGCGTTTCTCCAACTACATGCTCGAATATGACAACTACATGCTCGAATATGACAATGTGTCCCACCGATAGGGTTTGGACGTTTCGTGTAGATGTGCCTGCCGCGGAATTTTCGTTTCTCACAAGGGGTTGAATGACCACAATCGCCTTCCGTGACGGCGTCATGGCCGCCGACAGCCAGGGCAGTGTTGTGTCCAAACGGGACCGAGACAGACGACACGACGCAAAACGCCAAGGGCGAAAGCCCTGGCGTAACTGGTACAAGCGGAGCGCCTGGCTCAGGATCAGACGCCGCCGGTTGGCCAGTGATCCGCTTTGCGCGATATGCTTTGCCGATGGCACTGTCAACGGTGCCGACACCGTCGACCATATGAAGCCCCATCGCGGCGACGCCGATCTCTTCTTTGAGTTCGAGAACACCCAGAGCCTTTGCCATTCGTGTCATAGCTCATGGAAGCAGTCGCAAGAGGTCAGAGGGTACGACGATCGGATTGGCGATGACGGCTGGCCGGTAGACCCCGCTCACCCGGCCAACCAGTGACAGACACCATCGACTGTCCGCGCCTGGAAGACAGCTCCGCATCTCGACGATGAGGGCGGGGGCGGGTTCAATCCGAAACTTGCTTCAACTCCGGACCGGCGGCGTTTCGCAAAAAACATAAACGCCCCGATTTCAGTTTCACGGAGAGAAAATGGCCAAGCGTGGACGAGCGTCCGGCGCCGAACTCACTGTGCCTAGGGTCGAACCGATTGAGGTGGTTCAGCGACCGGATGCGCCCTACGACCTGACGGACGAACAAGCGGAAGAGTGGTGGGCCGTGGTCAACAGGCTGCCCGGCGGCTGGTTCGGGCGTGAGACCCACGCGTTGCTGGCGCAGTATTGCCGGCATGTGGTGGCCGCCCGCCGCGTCGCCGAGCTGATCTGCGCTTGCCAGAGCACCGAGCCCTTCGAAGTCCAGGAGTATGACCGGCTCCTCAAGATGCAGGAGCGCGAGGGTAGGGCGATGTCATCCCTGGCGACACGGATGCGCATCACGCAGCAATCGACGTTCGACAAAGAGCGCAAGAAGGGCACCGGCGGTTTCAAGAAGCCGTGGCAATAGCAAAATGGCCAGGAAGCCCACGCGAGCCGAGCGCAACATCGCTTGGATCGAACGCTATTGCCGAATTCCTGAGGGCAAGGATGTCGGTAAGCCGGTCAGGCTGAGGCGGTGGCAGCGCCGCGAAATCAAGAAGATCTATGACAATCCGAACGGCACCCGACGCGCCATTCTGTCGTTCGGTCGCAAGAACGCTAAGACCACGCTGGCGGCGTTCCTGCTCTTGCTGCACTTGGCTGGTCCGGAGGCGAGGCCGAACTCGCAGCTGAACAGCGCGGCGCAGTCCAGGGACCAGGCAGCGATCCTGTTTTCGCTGGCGGCCAAGATCGTGAGGATGTCGCCGGAGCTCAGCGCATTCGTGGCGATCCGGGATACGGTGAAGGAGTTGTATTGTCCCGAAATCGGGACGCTCTACAAAGCTCTGTCGGCTGAGGCCTCCACTGCCTACGGGTTATCGCCGGTGTTCATCGTTCACGACGAGTTGGGCCAGGTGAAGGGGCCGCGCTCGGAGCTTTACGATGCCTTGGAGACAGCAGTCGGCGCACACGAAAATCCGTTGTCGATCATCATCTCGACGCAGGCGCCTACAGATACAGATCTGCTGTCGATCCTGATCGACGATGCTCAGAACGGTCACGACCCAAAAGTTGTCGTGAGTCTCTTCACAGCGGATCTCGAACTCGACCCGTTCAGTGTGAAGGCGATCCGAGAAGCCAATCCGGCCTTTGGCGACTTCCTCAATTCGGAGCTGGTCAAGGGCATGGCGAAAGAAGCCAAGCGGATGCCGAGCCGAGAGGCGCAGTACCGCAACCTGGTCTTGAACCAACGCGTAGAAGCTTCGAATCCGTTCGTCAGCCGTTCGGTCTGGCAACAGTGCGGGTCGGAACCGTCCACAGACTTCGAAGGTCTGTCAGTATATGCGGGCCTCGATCTCGCGGAGGTCAACGATCTCGCGGCCCTGGTGCTGGTGGTGCCCGATGGCGGTATCTGGCATGTCCAGCCCACGTTCTGGCTCCCGGCACACGGTCTGCGCGACAAGTCCGCGGCCGACCGGGTGCCCTACGACCTCTGGAATGCCCAAGGCTTTCTTGAGACGACGCCGGGCAAGACGGTCGAGTACGAATTCATCGCGCATCACTTGCGCGGACTATGTGATGCGCTGGAGGTGCACAAGATCGCCTTCGATCGGTGGGGCTTCCGTCATCTGCGGCCGTGGCTTCTGGAGGCTGGATTCGAAGAGCGTGATCTTGAAGGCGACGACGCGATTTTCGAGGAGTTCGGTCAGGGCTTCCAAAGCATGTCACCGGCGCTGCGGGATCTTGAAGCAGCGATCTTGAACGAGCGACTGGCGCACGGGAACCACCCGGTTCTTTCGATGTGTGCGGCGAACGCCGTGGTTCAGTCTGATCCCGCTGGCAATCGCAAACTGACCAAAGCCAAGTCGCACGGTCGCATCGACGGCATGGTCGCGCTGGCAATGGCGACGAGTGTGGCTGTCAGATACGAAGGCGAAGGATCGTCGATCTACGAAGAGAGAGGAGCTTTGGTGCTATGAAGCTTCCCGAACGCCTAGGCTTCCAGCAGCGCAGCAGTTTGGAGGACCCGAGAACACCGATTTCGAACCCGGCGGCTTGGCTGATAGATCTGTTCGGCGGTCCGACCACGGCGGGCGTCCACGTCAGCGCCGAATCGATCCTCATGACGCCGGTCGGCTGGCGGTGCGTGAACTTGGTGGCGGAGACGATCGCGAGCCTGCCGCTCAATCTCTATCGACGCGTCGATGGCGGTCGAGAGCTTATGCGTTCGTCGCCGCTGTTCACGTTGCTCCATGATCGTCCTAACCCAGAGCTCACCTCGTTCAGGTGGCGGCGCCTGTTCATGCGGCATCTGTTGCTGAAGGGCCGGCACTTCTCTCGCATCGAACGTAACAATGCAGGGCGCCCGACGGGGCTGTTCCCGCTGAAGCCTGAGCAGGTGACGGTCGAACGTCAAAACGGTCGTCTGCGGTTCAAGGTCGAAATCGACACCGATACAGAGAACTCTCGTTCGCGCAGTGAAGTGCTGTCTTCCGATGAGGTCCTGCACTTCAGCGGCCTGGAACAGAATGATGGTCTCGACGGTGAACCCATCATGTCGAGGTTGCGCAACTCGGTGGCCCTTACGATCGCCTTGGAAACTTATGGTGCATCGTTCTTCAAGAACGGTGCCCGCGTCGGGCTGGCAATGGAGTATCCGGGCAAGTTGTCCGATCCAGCCATCGCGCGGCTCAAGAAGAGCATCGAGGAGACACACGGCGGGGTCACGAACTCGCACAAGGTATTCGTTCTGGAAGACGGGGCGAAACTGCACAAGATCACGACCGACCCGGAGAGCTCTCAGTTCACCGAGGCGCGAGAGCTCCAGCGCAAGGAGTTGGCGAACATCCTGAATGTGCCCTTGTTCTTCATCGGTGACAGCGATCCGGCCAAGGCCAACAGCGAGCAACTGGCGTTGTTTTTCGTCAAGCACACCATCCGACCATGGCTCGTGATGCTGGAACAGGAAATGAACCTGAAGCTGCTCAGTGACAGTCAGGTCCGTACACAGAACATCGAGTCCAACGTTGTTGGCATCCTGCGCGGTGACTTCAAAACCCGCATGGAAGGCTACGCAAGCGGCATTCAGAACGGTGTCCTGAAGCCCAACGAAGCGCGCGAGCGTGAGAACCTGCCGGCGGACCCGAACGGCAACAACTTGATGCTCCAGCAGAACATGACGCCTGTCGGTCAACTCGAGCTCGGTCTCCAGGATGAAGAGGACGATGAGAATGACGAATAGCCCCGAGTTCCGTGACAGCCCTGCCGGTCCACGCGTTAAAGACTGCGAACTCAGGTACGCACAGCTGCGCGCCGAGGGCGACGACAGTGTGCGCCGTCTGGTCGGGCACGCCGCGGTGTTCAATATCCGGACCGATATCGGTGGGTTCTTCGAAGAACAGATCCGCCCAGGTGCATTCTCGGAAGCGATCCGCAACGACGACGTGCGTGCACTCATCGATCATGACAGCTCTCTGGTGCTCGGGAGAAACACCGCCGGGACGCTTCAGCTTTCCGAAGATGACCGAGGCCTCCGTGTCGAGATCACGCCTCCCGACACTCAGATCGCCCGTGATCTGATCGTCTCAATGGAACGGGGCGACATCAACCAGATGAGCTTTGGATTTTCGATGCGCGGTGGGATCGAGGAGTGGGACGAGACCGGCGAAACCCAGTTGCGGACAATCGAGAAGGTTGGCCGGCTGATCGACGTCAGCGTCGTGACCTTTCCAGCGTTCCCGGATGCGGAGGTCGGTCTCAGATCTCTGAACCACTTCCGGACTTCGAGCACGCCACCCGTTGATCGCGACCGCCTTCGACGGCGCCTCGCTCTGATCGATGCCGAGATCTCGCGCTAGGCCCCAAACGCAGAGCGCCTTATCCAACCCCGCCATTTCCGGCGGGGTTTTTTTGACCAAGGAGACGACGATGACACAGCGGCTGAAGGAGCTGCGCGAGAAGCGTGCGAAACTGGTGCACGACGCGCGCACGTTCTTTGACCAGATCACCAACGACACGCCTGAAGCGGAGTCCAAGGCGCTCGAAACCAAGTTCGATGAGATAAAGGCGGAAGCCGACAAGTTGACCGCCGAGATCGAACGGCTGGAACACCTCGAAGCGCAAGAACGAAGCCTCGAAGAGGTGCCGCCTAGCGAACAGCGGCGCTCGGGTCGCGAGGACACCACCTCCAACCCCGCCGAGACGGGAGAAACGCGCGAAGACCTGACGCCTGATGCCGTGTTCCGGCAGGCGGTCCGATATGGCGGCGCTTCGCTTGACGCGGAACAGCGTGAAGTCTTTGCCACGATGCGGGCGAACATCACCCCTGAAATGCGCGCCCAGGCCGCGGGCACGGACGCCGCCGGCGGCTTCACGGTACCGGAAGGTTTCGTGGCTGAGCTCATCCGAAGCATGGCTGCGTTTGGACCGATGCTCGATTCGGGTGTCACTAGGGTCATCAACACAACAACTGGTCAGGACCTGCCGTGGCCGACCACCGATGACACGGCGAACAAAGGCGTGTTGCTTGCAGAAAACACGCAGGCCGCGGAGCAGGACGTTGTGTTCGGAAACAAGATCCTCGAGGCGTTCATGTACACCTCGCGGATCATCCGTGTGTCCCTCCAGCTGCTCCAGGATTCGGCGTTCGACATGAACAGCCTTCTGCGCGACCTGTTCGGCGAGCGGATCGGCCGTATCGCGAATGAGCACCTGACGGTGGGGGCGGGCACTGGTCAGCCTAATGGCATTGTGACCGCAGCAACGGCGGGCATCACCACGGCATCGGGTACGGCGATTGCGTCGGACGAACTGTTCGATGTGATGCACTCCGTCGATCCGGCGTATCGGGAGTCTCCGAATTTCCGTTGGATGTTCAACGACGCGACGTTCCTCGTGATCCGGAAGCTGAAGGACGGAGACGGTAACTATCTCTGGCAGTTGGGTGACGTGCGGAGTGAGGCGCCCAATACGCTGCTCGGGAAGCCGTACACGATCAACCAGGACATGGCGAGCATCGCGCTCTCATCGGTGCCGACCAGCGGTGGTCCTCGAAAGACACCGTCAACGTCGCCCGCTCGCCCAAGTTCTCGCCGAGCGAACATACGACCCTTTCGAGCAAGGCACGTTCTGGGGGAAATTCCGTGCGCGGCAGCCGTTCCTGCGAGGTAGGCCCATCCGCCTGATCAGGGGTTTCCTTGGACAGGCGCTGGCCGAGATGGAGACCCGGCACTACGTCATTGAAAGCTTTGACGGGCCGAGCCCGAATGGAGGTGTCTACAAAATCATCGGCAAGGATGTGTTGAAGCTCGCCGACGGAGATCGCTCCAAAGCGCCGAGACTGTCGAACGGCTTCCTGGTCGCCGCCATCACGGACGTTGACACATCTGCGACATTGTCACCTTCAGGCATCGGCAACATCGAGTACCCGACCTCCGGCGTGGCTGCCGTCGGTGGTAAGGAGATTGTCGAATTCACGAGATCAGGCGATGTCTTGACGTTCACTTCGCGTGGGCAGCGAGGGACCGTGGCCCAAGCCCACGACGCTCAGGACCGCGTGCAATTGGTCCTGGAGTACACGGCGCAAGATCCAGCGGACATCATCTCCGATTTGCTGCAGAACTTCGCAGGAGTGCCGTCGGCGCACATCCCGATTGCATCGTGGAAGAATGAGACACAGAATTTTTACGCAAGGCTTCTAACGGCGACGATCGCGGAGCCGACGGATGTCGACAAGCTTATCTCCGAAATCATCGAGCAGGCAGCACTGGTGATCTGGTGGTCTGATGAGACCCAACAGATCCGATTGCAGGTGTTACGGGCGATCTCGACCAACGTTGCGCGGTTTACGCCAGAAAACTTCCTTGTCGGTTCGCTCAACACTAAGGAGCAGCCGTCGCGACGGCTGTCGCAGGTGTGGACTTACTACGCGCAACGCAACCCGCTCGAAGGGCAAACCGATCCAGACAACTATCGTTCGACCGAAGCGCTGGTCGAACTTCAGGCGGAAACGGACTACGGCACGCCGGCGATCAAGCGGATCTTCTCGCGGTGGATTCCTCCTGGCGGGCGGAGCGTCGTAAGCCGGCTGAATGATATCCAGATCGGCCGCTTTCGCGATCCGCCACGCAGGTTCACGTTCGCGACCCTTCGCGGCACTGCGACGGTAGATCTGGGTGCCGGCTATCGCATTGAGGCATGGCCTCTCCAAGATGACACCGGCGCCTCGACGGACGTGCCGATCCAGGTGACGCGGCTCAATCCGAAAGCTGATGTCGTCGAAGCGGAAGCTCAGGAGATGTTGTTTCAGGCGTTCGAGATCGATCCGAC